AATGCCTGCTTTCGCTTCATCAGCCTTGGTCGGATACAGCAACTTACCGTCCTTGTCCGTGGTCGGCGGGCACTCGACAAGGATATGCGTCAGGCCGTATTTCATGCCGGCCGTGAATACGTTGTGTGCGAACACGTTGAGGTTGTTGCCGCACTGGTCGATGTCCTGCAGCCACGCCTCTTGCTCGGGCGCGATGTCCTTGCACGTCACCGGCTCGGCGAACGGCTTTGCGGCCATGTTCTCGACCGTGCGGCCCAGGCCATTGAATAGCGTCGACGTCTTGATGCGGTAGTCATAGCTATCCTGATCCTCGCGCGGAAACTTCGGCAGGTACTTTTCACGCGCTGAACGCATGGCTTCGGTCCCGCCTGCGAGCGCGTCGATTTTGTCCCAGCCGGGAATCATCGCGCTAACTGCATCGGAAATATCGTTGACCTTGGTTGCCATGTGTTTCCTGTTAAATGTTCAGCGTGCGCACGCCTGCAGTACGCTTCACGATCGGCCAGCGCTTGACGATGAAGTAGCCATTGGCGTCGTTCGGGTGGTCATGGCCTGACTTCTTGTCCGGCGTGCCGTCCGGCGCCCACACCTGCTGTTCCAGTGCCTCGGTAGTGGTCGGGCACAGGTCCGTGTTGATCTTCCAGCGCCGCACGCCATCGGCATTCAGGATCATTGCGTTGTAAGCGTTGACTCGGTCTCGAACAGCTGGGTTGGCCGGGTTCACCTCAATCTGGAAGCCGGCCTGGCGCAGAATCGACAGGTCCGATTCGCTCGCGTTCTTGCTGGTCGTGTTCGCGCCCGATGCGTCTGGGTAAATCTTGACCTGGTGGCCCTTGTCCTTGAAGTCTTCCTTCAGGATCCTGGCCATTGCCGGCGTATCGCGCACTTGCACGCGCTCGGCCAGCGTCATCGGCAGATCGTTGCGGACCACGTTGATACATGCGGTCATATTCTGGACGTTGAAGTCGAGGCCCACTTGCAACGGCTCGCCCGGCAGGATGATCTCGCTCGTGCGATTCAGCATCCGGTCGAAGTCAGCGTAGACGCTGCCGCTGGTCAGGTTAGTGAATTTGCCGCGCAGGTACGCATCAATCAACGCCGGCGGATACGATGCCAGTAACGACGAAATGTAGTCGGGCGGCAGGTTCAACTCGTTGTCGAACGTGCTTGCCTGGATCAGCCCGTACAGGCTGGCCAGCTCCGGCTTATCCCGCACCGCCTTCACAAACTGCTGATAGACGAACTTGAAGCCCTCAGGCGTGGTTGTGACGTCGATCCCATTCAGCAGTCCCGGGATGTTGTATCGCATCCGGGCGATGATCTTGCGCCAGGCCAGCTCCGCTTTTTTCAGCGGCATCACGTCCAACTCATCGATCAGAGCATGGCCAATCTTGAAGCCGACGATTGTCTCCGGCTTCTCCATCGACCGGCAGATCGCCGTGCCGCGGTACTTGCGCCCTTCGTAGACCTCAACCTCGTGATCGCCTAGCTTGACCTTGATGCGCAGGCCCATCGCATACGCCACCTCTTCCATCGTCGGATAGAAGATGTCGCGAATTTGCGGGTAGGTCGGGGCAAAATATCCCTGATTGATGCCCGGCCACTGCCAGAAGTGCGCCGCCATGCCGACGCAGCCGACATAGGTCTTCCCAGAGCCGAAGCCTGCGACGTACGCCTTGAACTTGTGCGGCAGCTGCAGGAACTGCGCTTGCGGGACATTCAGGTCAAGCTGGATCGTCGTCATGGCGTCTTGCGTCCTTCACGCCAAAGGTGATTCCGACTGGCGTTGGCGCATCATCCTCTGGCGTCACATCCTTGTTCGCCTTCAGCAGGTTCAGACCGATCTCGCTCGACGCGTTCGCCATCTTGGTCAACAAGCCAATTCGCTGCAGCGCCTCAATCGACTTCTCCGGCTCGGCGTCATCTACCTTCTCAACCTGACCGTGAGCGATGCCAGACAAGCGGTGCGCGGTCATGGCGCCGTAGTGGGCCGCATCAGCCAGGTTCTCGGAGATTGCGCGCAGTCGATCGGCCAAAGTGCGCGCCTTGATTTGCGAACCTATCGGCAGCGCCTTAAAAGCGGACTCCGCTGCAACCAATTGATTTGCAACGGTTTTTATTTGTTCATGCTGCGCACCAAAACGCTTGCGGATCGCAGCCTCGGAGACGCCGAACTCACGCCCTAAGGCACGGGCCTTTTCGCCATCCAGCAGGCGCTTTCCGATACTCTCCCACTGCTTTTCGGTGAGCTTGGATGTTCTACCCATAGCTACCTCTATCTAAATTCATCACCGCCCGCGCCAGGTTGGGCCGCGATGTTCTGCGGAGGAGCCTCCCGGCATTTGCTCGTCAGTGATAGCGCCCGATACCTGTTGCACCGCCTCTTAGAGCGCACTGGCGGCCTGCTCACGCTGATTAGTGGGTTTCGGTATTGAAGTAAATTGTGCGGTGAATTAGTTCGCCATTCGCACATGAAGCGGCGAAGGTAATCGACGGCATACCAACGTATGCTGGGTCGATCGTCACCAGCGCGATCATCAGTGGCTTCATGCCTACCGGACTAGTAGCCGAGTCTTGATAATCCGGCCCCTCAAGAATCGTCACGCCTTTCACAGCCGCCGTTACGCCTATTGCCGAGGTGGCGCGGTCAGTCAGATCCTTGGTGAGATTGCCAACAACATGGTTTTTGTCGCTAGGATCAACGTCCATTTGCCATTTACCGTCGAGAAAGTACGGCACTTGAGCATTCGCCATCAGAGCTCCGCTTTCATTCTTGCATTAGAAGTTGACAACGCGAGTCCCGCCATCGAATGCGACCGCATGAACACCGCCTCCGAATACGACCGTATGGGCCGGTGACACATCCATCGCCCTCACACTTACCGGGTTCCTACCGAGTCCTAGCGATGCCGTGCGCCCCTGTGCCGATACCCCTGCCGTCGCACAGCTGATAACCGTTGCATTGCCCACCGATGCCGCAAGCCCAGCTGCAGTCACTGCCGCACAGGTTGCGCTGATCGTCGTCGGAATGACAATGCTTGCCGTCAGGCCGAATGCCTGGACACCAGCTGTCGCGCAAGCGATGCCGGAGCCAGTTGAGATGTTCGCCGCGCGCCCCGTCGATGCCACGCTGGCTGTCGTCGCGCTGATCGTCGTGGGAGTTGAAACTTGTGCTGCCAGTCCAGAGGCCGATGCTGCACCAGCCGAGCATGAAACCGTGACCGGCAGGACGATGGACGCCTTCTGTCCAGTCGCGGACACACTCGCTGTGGAGCATGTGACGGCTGTCGGCGTGACGATCGTTGCAGCAAGGCCTGACGATGAAACACCCCCGACTGATGTCGCGATTGTGGTCGGTGTCGATACGGCGCCTGATACGGCAACCGCCGCCATCGTGGCTGACGCTAGAGGCGATCCACCCTTAAATATCTGCCACGGATTCTGCGCCAGGGACCGAATTTCATCCTTGGTTAGCGCTCGAGTCCATCCGACAGTCAGGTCAATATGCCCGCTCGCGTTAGCCGCGGAATCGCCGGCATCATAGCCAATCGTCCGCGATATCGAGGCGTTGGTGAACGACGTATCGGAGCTGCCAAAGGTTCCTGTTACCGAACTCCCGCCGGCGCGGAAATCATTGATCGGGTAAGCGTGGACGGAGTGGGTGGTACCACTTTTTGTGGCCGCATAAAGCCGGACGGTGCCATCGGTAAGGTCCATACCGCTGGACTGGACCTGTAAAAGCGCATTCCCGTCATTCCGGTACGTGAACTGAGCGCACCCGGAGCTGCCGCCGCCGCCCGCCGCTTCTAATTTATAAATATCCGCGCCGGTTGGTGCGCGCTCGCAATAGAAGGCCTTACCGGAAGTGACCGTTGCTGTTGAAGCGACAACAGCTACAACGGTTGAATTCTGCAGCGGGCCGAGCAGTGGTCCGGAGCCGACCATCAGGCCGCTACTGACCGCGCCCGAAAGTACCAGCGAGCCGCCCAAACGACCGACGCTGCCGTTGAATCGCGCGCTCCCGAAGCGACCCGCGAGGTCAAATGATATGCCCGGCACGTACGCGAACGCTAACCCACGTGTGATCGGGTTGCTCCAGTCGATCGGTACGCCCTGCTGCGGCTGCTGCGCCAGGGCGCGCGGCAGGGTCATGGACCCCATTTAGGCCGCCGAAATGCCGAGTTCTTGCGTCCGAGCCGAACAGCTCGTCATCGCAACACCACAATCATTCTTGGCGATTACGCGCCAGAATGCGGGCAGTACCCCACCGAAGGCTGCCGCGATGCTGAACTGTCCGCGCACCACCTCGCTGCTGGCACCGCCGTTGGTTGGCATTATGCCGAGCAAGCGCATCGATGAGTCGTGCGTCGTGTCGGTGGTCGACGTGGGTGGGGCGCCCCATGAAATGGAATCCAGCGCACCCTGCACGAGCAACACGATCTGTTTGTTGCCGGTTGAGTTTGCCGCGACGGTTGCGGCGTACTCAAACATGACGTCAGCCGGCTTGTTGACCGTGCTGTTGTAGGCGGTTTCTGTCAGATCGTAATTTGCCGCCGCGAGCGACGCCGCGACGGCGTAACTATTCAGCGTGCCGTAGGTGGTGGTGACGGTCGTCATTGGACTACTCCGGCGTCAATCAGGTCATAAACGGTCACGGTCGGCAGGCTGAGCACCTGGGCGCGACTGGCGTGCTGCTTGGCTCGGGCGTAAAGGTCATCGACCTGTGCCTGCGTTGCGACATTGCTCTGCACCCACGCTGTCAGCATCTGCTGCAGATCGGGCGACTCAAGATGAATCAGATCGCCGCACGAGAACGATTCGCGAATGACCAGGCAGGACGCGCGGCACGGATGCGCGGTGTTGTTGCTGGCGTCAACGATCGCTGCATATGGCCCAGCTGCCGCCCAGGCTTTCGCCGTGGTCGAGTGCAACGGGCCGAGCATGGTTTCGGTCAGCGCATTGAGCATGTCGACTACGATCCCCGGGGAGTCCGGCAAGTGCGCCGCGTAGCCGCGTCCCTTCGGATCGTCGCTTACCTCGCTGCGCAAGCTGGCGAGCTGCTCGGCGGTCAACATGGCTTATGCGTTCCCGCGCGTGATGGTGAAGGCGGACACGGATACGTTCACGCCAACCGAAATCGTCGCGGTGTTCAGCACGAGATCAGTGCCGGACGTGCCGGCGCTACCGTCGATCACCTGGGTGGTGCCGTCAGCTTTGACGATGCGGAACCAGGTTGCGGTGCCCGCAGCGCTGCCGGTAGTAGCGCCAGGCAGGGTGGGAGAGAGAGTCGCGCTGGAAGATGCGGGTGCAAAGGGCGAGCCGAGCGTGAGCTCAGCCAGCAAGTTGGTAGCGGCGCCGCCGGTTGCGGGCCGGGTGCCGTCATACAGGCGCAGCTTCGCGCCGGCACCAGCAAAG